TATACTGAAACCCTTCGGCAGGCATTCTTCCGGGAAGAGCAGCACGCCCTTGGCACTCGCGCGCATAATCCAGTCGTAAAGCGTGATAAGGCGGTTCGTGTAGCGCTGCTGGTCCACCACGTCCGACACAAACGAGTGTATCTCTCCGTCGATGAACGGATATGCCTTGAATACGTACGGGTGGCTCTTGTGTTCGTAGGGCGTCTCGCCCTCAGCCAGGATGTCTCCGAACGGTGTCAGGTAATAGTAGTACCAGTACTCGTCCACAAACCACTCCGCCTCGATCATCGGGATGTCGTCATCGTCCATGCCTGCGGCGCGTCCGCGCTCCAGTCGGTCACGGTTCACCTTTATCACCATCTCGTCATAATCCTCCAGCTCTATCTTGAAGACGTCGCCGTTGTTATAGTCATGGCAGCGGAAGCGGGGCTTCGTCTCCTTCCTCCAAAGCTCGTACACTCTGCAAAGACTGGTGTCCGTAGGTATGTAGAAATCGAAGTTCTTCATACTCGGGAAGCCGAACTGCTGCCACGTCTGCGAGAAGCGTTCCCTTTCGTGCGTGTAGCGGTAAATCTCGGCCAGGCGCTCGTAATCCTCGGGCGTCTTCGCAAACTGGCAGACCAGCGTCTCAAACGCCACGTCATGTATCTCCCCGATAAAGCTCGCGTCCCATCCTCTGAAATCGCGCATATTCGAATCGATGATGAAGTTGTTCGGGTTTACGTAGTCCGTCCAGCAATCCAACTCGCCGTTGCGCCATCCGTACCACTTCTTGTGCACGGCCAGTGAGCCTATCAGAAAGTCCTCCATCGTCCGGGCGTTCACTTCCTTCATACGGTTCTTGTCCATGTTGCACTGCAGGATGATCGACATCGTCTCGCCCAGTTTCTGCTCATCGCGGTCGCGTGCCGTACATGTCGGCTCCGTCGCCTGGCTGCGGTACACGCCCAGCACGTTTCTCACCATTCTCCGGATAAGGTTGTTCTTCATCGGCACGTTACCCTGCTTCCGGATATAGTCCTCCTCCGTCATCTTCACGCCGTTCACCTCCACGATGTCCTTCCACTGGTCACCGTAAGTGTACTTCTTGTTCCTCTCGCGCTCCATGCGGAATCGGGTCATGTTCAGCCAGTGCTGCTCCGCCTGGCGCAACACGTTCCACGCCCTTCTGCGCTCCGCCCTTGTCATGCGGCTGTGGGCCACACTGTCCAGGCCACCCGTGGGTCTCACCCGGCTGAGCCTGTGCAATTTCTCTTCATTCCCCATTTTCACTCTGTTTTAATAAGATGATGGGGCAAAGATAACTCCCTGCCCCCTCACCGTCACTTTATCTTTGGTTTGTCATAGTCACACAGGAGGGCTACCATCCGCTCCTTCTCATTGAGCAGGCGGCTCTCAATCTCCGCCTTCTCCTCCGCGCTCCCGGCAGCCAGCCAGCGCTTGGCCAGCTTGTCCAGCATGGCGTCATGCCGCTTGAACAGGCGGTACCGTCCGTACTCCGGACGTCTGGCCAGTTCGGCATTCAGCCTTGCGGCCTCTCTCGCGTCGTAGGCGCCCTTGGCCGCGATGGCCTCCTTCATCTTCTCCACTTGTTTCGCATCCTCACTGTACTCCAGATACAACGCGTTCACATCACGGTCGCCCAGTTTGCCAAGTCGCGCCTTCTCCATAGCCTTGGCTTTGTCCTCGTAGGTCAGCAGGCGTTTCTCCTTCAACTCGTTTCCGTAGGCCCATCCCGTCAGCGCCGCCGAACGCTTCACCTTATATATAGCGTAGCGCTCGGCCAGCTCCTTCGGTGTCAGTTGGCTCGCGTCCGTGCCGTTGCAGCCCAGTTCGTCAAAGTATACCTTGTCCAACTGTGACTGTGGGCAGCTTAACACCCTCATCAGGCACAGCGTCGCCTCGCGCTGCGTGCGTGCGTCGCCTCCACAGGCGTCCCATACGGCCACCGCCATGTCGGTCAGCGTCTGCGGGTTCACTCCGATGCCGGACTGTACCAGCAGGTTCACCACATCGTTCGCCGCGGCCACCTGGTCGCTTTGGAAGTGCCGCACGATGCTCTCCACATCATTCAGCAGCGGCAGCAGTGACGGGTCATAGTTCTGTAATGACTGTCCGCTCACCGCCATGTTCAGGCCGTCGCTAAGCAGGTTGCCTCCCGTCAGTCCTTCCACGCCTCCGAACAGTGCGTGCACGGCCGCATCCTTCAGGAACTCGTCCTTGTCGTCATCGTCCCCGCCGCCAATCAGGTAAGGCAGGTACGCGCCCAGGTTCCACGCGAACTGCATCACAAAGCCGAACACGGCCAGTCTGGTCAGGTCACGGAATACGCCGCGGTTGTAATCCTTCGTGGCGGCCGCATTCGCCTGATCGCTTTCCAGCCCGTTTCTCACGTGCTGCTTAGCCATGAAGGCGATGCTGCGCTCGCGGTAGCCAGGCGTCATGGCACGTTTCAGGTTGCGGATGGCGTCCACCATCTGGCGCTGGTAACCCATCGAGGAGTTGCGGAATACACTGAATGCCACACTGGCCACTGTGCGGTCAAGCTGCATTGTGGAGAGGAAGGCGTTCTCGTTGGACTGCTGCGTCTCGTTATAGAGCACCGTAGCGTCCTGCTTGGCCCTGCGGTCAGCCCACTGGGCGTCATAGCCTTCTCTCACGTACTGGCCATACTTCGTCCGGTAGATGGCGTGGGCGCCTACTGCCACTGTCAGCGCGTCCACAAAGGCGTTGGGCGACATGCCCCACTGACCCAGTTTCTCCACCAGGTTGTTTCTCCAGAATCTCCAGTCCATCTCCGTGGGCAGTAATCGGGAATCGCCTGCCTGACGGCTCTTCCACCGTTTCTCAAACAACGGCAGTTCCTTCATAGCCCAGTTCCACGCTCTCCACGGAGTGGCCGCGTCAGCCAACAGACGGGCGGGGTTCGCCTCCGACACAAAGGCCGGAGAAGACAACAACTGCTTCAACGCAGTGAACACACGGAATGATATTTTCGCCGCTGTCACGCCCTTCGATACATTCGTGAAGGTTGAATCCACGCTGTCGCTGCCAACCACCGGATGGTAGGTGCCCGCCGCGATGCGGCACACGTCCTTGAAGTTGTTCCACAGTTTCTTACCGCCGCCGTAGATACTGCTCATGTTCATCACCTGGTTTCTGAAACGCTTGTAGGATAGCAGCGTGTTCACGTCGCGGTTGAACTCGGCGAACGCCGCCCACTTCTCCATATTCTGTATATGCTCCACCAACACCGAGAACGCGTCCGCACCGGTCACGTCCAGTGCCAGGCCGTTACGTCTTCTCTTGATGATGCTTCCGGTGGTCGTTGAAGGCTTGCTCTCTCCGTCAAATCCGTCGCCCACGTCCACCTTCTCGGAACGGGCGTTACTTAGGATCTTCAACGGGAAGTAGTTCTCGATTGCCGCCATCGAGGTCCCGAACATCCGTTTGTATACCTCATTATACTCACTTCGCTTGTCCACGAGGAACTCCTCTTGCATCCAGTCAGCCAGTTCGGTGAAGCGCGGGTCGATGATGTCGGTGATGCGTTCCACGTCCTCCTCCTTGATGCCCATCTTGCGCAGCTTCATACGTCCGTCAGCCATCTTGTTGGCCATATAGATATAGAGCATGTTGCCCTGTGTCAGTTCCACGCGCTGCATGCCGTCTCCGTTGCGTATCACCGCATAGCCCTTTCTCATGCCGCGCTCCAGTGCGTATAGGTCGCTCCAGCGCATCCGACGGCGGAACACGCGGGATGCCTTGCGGTCCATCGTCTCAAAGCTCTTTCTCACGCCCAGACGCTCGGCTTCCGAAGCGTCCACCCATCCGCGCATGAAACGGTTATACAGGTAGCCCTCTCCGTTCTGCGCCTTGTTACCGAACAGTCTCAGCATCTGGTCAAAGGTCGCCAGCGGTTTCAGGAAGAAACGCACTACCGGCGAGTTCATAGCCTTTTGCGCCCGCGTGTCTCTGCGGTGTTCGTCCGAAGGCCTTCCCTCCATGTCGCTGTTCGCATTGTGTTGAATGGAGCGCACGCGTTCCTTGTCCGCCGCGCGGAACTCCTTCGCCCGGGCGATGCTGCCTCTCAGCCGGTCGGCCAGGTCACCCGTGAGTGACCGGAACGCTTCCATGCGCTCCAGCTTGTTCTGCCGGATAGCGTCCTCTGTCGAGCGGACAAACTCATCGTAAGCGGCACGGTCGGCAAACTTGCCAGCCGCAAAGTCCTCCTTCGCTTGTTTCAACTCCTTCTTGAGGTCCGCCAGCTCTTTCTTACTGTCCGTAATATCCTCCATGAAGCGCTTGGCCAGGCACAAGCCCTCGTATTCGATGGCCGCCTCTTCGCTCGTCACGTCGTCCTCGCTGCCCATGCGGTCGCTGGCTGCCTCTATGGCGTTCTCCAGATCCTCCCGCTCGCGCATCTTAAGTCCGGCCTTCAATACGTCCACCAACTTCTTTCCGTCGCCGTCCAGCTCGCCTTGCACCTCCACGCCCTGTGCGTTCACGCGGCTCGCTTTCACCTTCAGCAGCTTTGCCATGTCACTCTGTGCCTGACTGAGCAGGTTGTCGGTCATCAGGTCCATGATGGCGTCCACGTTCTGTGTAATGTCCTCCTTTCCGACGGCCTGTTGCACCTGCGTCATCAGCCGGTTCAGGTCGCGTGCCGTGGCGCCCTCAAACCATCCGTTGGCCACCAGCGTCTTTGCCAGGTCGCCCACACCCTTGGCGGTGTTCACGTCCAGCTCCTTCTGCAGGGCCATTGCCTGGCGCAGTTTCTGCATGTTGCCTCCGATAGCCCTCATCGCATCGTCACGTAACTTCACGTCGTCCTTATGTTTCTGGGCCAGCGCTACGGCTCCCTTGATAACCGATTCCTCCATACTCTCAGGCGTCTCTCCGTCGCGGAACTTGAACTCTCCGGCTCCCAGGCGCTGCTTCATCACCACGTTCTCGGCCTCGCCCAACGCTCCGCGCTCCACCTGCATCTGGTAGCCTCTCCAAAGAATGTATCTCAGGTCGTTGTCGTTCAGTGTTACACTCTTCGGAATTTTCAGTCCCTGCAGCAGGCGTGCCACAAAGTCACGCACTTTCTGCCACAGGCTCTTCTCCTCAGCGTTGAAGTCCTCGAAGCCCTTCTCTGCCAGTCCGGCCAGATATTCCTCGGTTGCCTCCCTCATGTTCCATCCGTGCTTTCCGGCCAGTGCGGCAATGCGCTCTCTCACGGCCTTGCCGGCATGACTATACACCTCGTCAAGGAATCGGTCCATCTTTTCCTCGCCAATCATCTCACGCAAGGCACGGTGTCCCACAATCTCGTGGAATACCGTCTGCTCCACGTCTTGTACGCTGCGGTTGTTCCCGGCCACAATCACCACCTCGCCGCTCTTCGTATCAAACCATCCCTTGGCGTTTCTCATACGCTCTTTCTTGCGCTTGTCCTCATCGGCCAGTGTCTCGGCATCATCCACGATGCGCACCTTCACGCCCAGTTTGCGTCCCAGCGTCAGTGCGGCCTGCTTCTTCCCCGCCTCCGAGGTATCCATCCGCTTCATCAGTCCGCGGTTCAGTCTCTCTACCATAGCGTCTGTTACGGCTCCTGCCTCGCGTTCCTGCGGCTCTCGCCCTGCGGCTTCCACTATTTCGTCCACCTCGCTCGGCTTCAGGATACGGTTCACACGCATGGCTCCAGTGATGATCCAGGCATCCGTCTCGGGGTTCGGGTTCGTCCGGTAGCGGTATGATCCGTTCCACGGCATGTGGTTCAGCCCGCCCATCGAGTGGGTGGGGGAGCTCAGTCGCTTGCCCTCCTTGTTATACCACATACGCTCGTCGCTTTCCTTTTGGTAATCCACGTCATCGGCATATTCCACCTCGGCCCATACGAAGTCCTTCGGGAAGAGTTCCCGCAAGCCTGTCACGGGATTCATTCTACCAAACTGCAGTGCATAAGGTATCTCACCCAGGTGCCAGCCAGGTCGGTAAGCCAGTTTACCGCTGCCGCCCTGCGTGCCCTTGCCTCCGGCCTGCACGTGGTAGCGTCTCAGCCAGGGTTCCACGCCGGCCTGCTCTTGGTCGGCACCTTCCTTGTCCACGATAAGTTGCTCGTTCGTGTCGCCGTCCAGCCATACACCGGTAGGCGTGTCCTCGCGGTCTTCATTGGCCACCATCGGAGGATACAGTTTGCCGTCCTTCAACACAAACACCTTGTATCCGATACCTGTCCTTACGGGAGGCTCATCCTCGCGGATGCGGTACTTGTTGTTGTCCTTCTGTGTATCCTGGTCGTCCTCTTCGTCTTCCTCTACGGCTTCGTGAACGCCGTCCGCTTCCTTGACTTCCGAATCTATCTGAGCGTACTTGGCCTCCTTCTCTGCCATTTCCTTCTTCATCAACTCCTCGTACTCTGACAATCGCTTTCTCATCTCGGCCAGCTTGTCGGCATCCTCAAACGTCTTGCCTTCGCGCGCCTTCAATTTCTCGATGTCGTCCTTCGCGCGGTCGATAGCGCTTCCAAAGGCCTCGCTCTTCTCCTTGAAGTCGTTTCCGGTCACCACGTTCTGCAGCACGTCTTCCAGACCGTTTCGCAGCCAGCCCTTACTTACAGGCACGTCCTTAAGTCCCAGTGCCTCGCAACTGTACTTCACGTCATGGCTTGCCGAGAAGGTGAGCGTGGTCTGTCCGGACCGGTCGGCCATGCGGCTCTTTACTGTCGTCTTGAAGTCGAAGTCGATACCGCCCACGTTCACACGGATGGAGCGCTCGGCCTGATAGTCGCTTCGCTGCTTTGCCTCGTTCATCTGCTCCGTCACCTTCTGGTTGACGTCCTTGAAGAACTTGTCCATGCTCTCCAGGTCGGTGTACTTCGTACCGTTCACCGTAATACCCTTCTTGGCATCGTATTGCTTCTTCAAAGTATCAAGAGCCTTGTCCGCCTCCGCTTTCAGGGCTTCCGTCTCCTTAACCTGTCCCTGCAGCTTCGGAATCTGGTTGTGGATATAGGTTTGGTCGTTCTGCCACTGTCTGTAGTTGGCGTCCAACTTTCTCACCTCCTTTTCCGCCTGGTTCTTCAACATGGCATACTCGCTGCCGCTCAACTGGGCGGTGATGTCGCCGAATACGTCCTCGTCCTCTTCCAACGAGCGGTTCTCCATACTCGAGGCCATCATCTTCTTGCCGTTCATAATGCTGTCAGCGATGGCACCCTTTGTCTTCAGGCGTTGGTAAGCCGTCACGTCCAGTGAATCCTCCACGCCGAAGCGGAGTATTCTCACCGGCTTGCCCATCTCTTTGTGGATATTACCCTGTCGCAGGATGCGTCCGTTGCGCTGCGTGTAGTCCATCGGTCGGTTCGGAGCGTCCAGGTGAATCAATGTGTGCAGGCGTTCCTGAATGTTCACGCCCGTACCCAGCGTACTTGTACTGCCCAGGATGACGCGCACCTCGCCGCGGTTCACCTTGTCAAAGATTTCCAGCTTCTTCTTCATGGTCATACCGCTTACCATCACCACAATCTCTTTCGGGTCCACGCCTTCCTTAATCAGTTTGTCGCGGATGTCCGTATACAGGTTGAAGCCCGTGCTGCCGTTCTGGTACACATCGGCGAAGATAGCCACTGTGCCCTTGTAATCCTTCGTTTCCTCCAGCGATCTCAGCGTCTGTCTTACGGCCTCGTTCGTCTTGCTGTACGGGTCGTCCTCGGCGTTGTCCACTACCAGGCGGGCATCCACTGCGGCCGCCTTGGCGATACCGTACATGGTCAGCGGAATGTGGCTGTTCTCCTTCTTCTCCTTGCCGCTCATCTTGTCAAATTCATCCAGGCGCTTTCTCACAAACTTCATCACGCTGCGCAGCGCCTTCGTCTGCGGAAGGAACACGTCCTGTGCCTTGCCGCCTTCCATCTCCGGAATCTTATCACTCACGCCGCCGGCCTCGCGTGTCAGCACGGTATCCGCCACACCCGACCATATTCTCACAAGCTCAGGCAGGTTCACATAGCCCGAAAATCGGTTGTTCTCTTTGAACTTTCCGTTCGTGCTGAACTCCAGCATCTGCTGTATGTTACCGAAGTTTCTTACAAAGTCATCGAAGTAATAGATTCCATACTCCTTCATCTGGTCAGCCGGCATCAGGTATCGCATGAAAGTCCAAATCTCGGCCGCAGTGTTCGAGATAGGCGTACCGGTGGCGAACACTACGTTCTTCCCGTTCTTCTTCTCCATCACGGCCTGTGTCTTCAGGAACACGCCCTGCGACTTCTTGGAGTATTTGGGGTCCACGCCCTTCACACCTCGCTGCATGGCCGTCGCAAATCCCAGGTGCTTGTATTCGTGTGCCTCGTCCACCAGCAGTGCGTCAATGCCCATATCGTCAAAGTTCTCTACGTCATCCACCTCTCTGTCCAGCATCTCCTTGGCCTTTACCTCGGCGTTTTGCATCGCTACAGCCTGCTTCTTCTCGTCCTTCTCGCGCTTCTTCCCTCGCTTCTCTTCAAGGGCGGCACTCAGTGCGTTTAGCTCATCCTGTTGCTTGCCCAGCTCCGCCTTCGCCTGACGGTATATCGAACTCTTCTCGCCACCGTCAGTTTCGGCCAGCGCGTTCATCACGCGTATCTTCTCGTCAATCTTCTCCTGGACGAACTTCATCTGTCGCTCCTCACTGTCCGGGATGCGCTCGAACACAGACTGGGGTACCACAATCATATCCCAGTCATTGTATTTTATCTTTGCGTAGAAGTTCTTTCTGCCCAATTCGTTATGGTCGCCATCGTCCAGGGTCAGCACATTGGCCGTGGGGTACAGCGCCTTCGCGCTCTCCACGAACTGTCCCACCGTGGCGTTCTGCACTACGATCATCGGCTTGCGTGCCGTTCCCAGTCTGCGCATCTCCATGGCAGCTGTAATCAGCGTGAAGGTCTTTCCGGTGCCCACCTCGTGTGCCAGCATTACAGGCTGCGTGGTAGCACGGATGGCGGCTTTCGCCTGATGCGGTCTCAACTTGAACTCGCGGCCGTTCACCAAGGCGGCCTGCCCGCCGAAGTGCTCCGGAATAAATTCGTCCGGAATGCTCTTGGGTACCGAGTTATTGAACTGCTCGTTATATCGCTGCTCCATCTTTGCGGACAACTCCTCGTCGCCCTGCATCTTGGCTCTCGCCCAATCCTTGAAGTCCATTCTGATTTCGTCGATACGGCTTTGGCAAAGCGCCGTGGCGGCCTTATCCACCTCGGTCTCTGTCGTCCCGTCGTAGTTCCTATGGGATTTCTGCACCGTTATCGTCTTGTTCTGGATAGCCGCTTCCATCAGTTCGTGACCGTATACCGTCACATGCAGTTGTTCGCTGGTTACACCGGCATGGCGGTTATCTTCTGAGTAGATGCCATACTCCGGAGCCTTCATGAACCATGTGCCGCCTACCGCCGTAAACTTCACGCTCACGCCCGTGCGTTCCTTCACAAAGTCCTCGTAAAGCTTGGCGTCCACCCACGATGAGCCCAGCGTAAAGTCTATCAGGTGCGCCGGAATGTTATCCGGAATCACCTTCATCAGTGCCTTCACATTGTTCGTGTAAGCCCCGTCCTTGTTGCTCTCCTCGGCCTGGCGGAGCTTCTCTCTCACGTTCCCGCTCAGATACTCATACGAAACCACCATATCTCGGCTCACCGGATCCTCAAATCCCAATCCGCTATCCACGATGTCCCTTTTGATGTCCTCGGCATTTCTGCCCAGCGTTTCCTCCAGATAAGGAATGTCGATTCGTCCGTACTTATACAGGCTGACGATGATGCCGTCCTTCGTGTTCGTGGGCTTCGGCTCTTGCTCTTTCTCCACCACACGGCGCGTGAAGATGTCGGTCTTCCCGTAACGCGCGGTCTTGTTGCCATGCTTGTCGGCCACCTCCTCGTAGGTCTCCAGAGCCAGTACGGAGGGATAGTCCATATCATTCCGCAGCCAAGCCAGTTGGTCGTTCTTATGCAGGTTGCCATACTTGTTCTTGAAGGCGTCGAACGCTTCGTTCAGTGCGTCAAGCAACGGCTTCAACCCCTTGTCGTCCTCGTTGCTCGCCTGGTATTCCAATACGGCGTTGAGGGCATCCTTCACCTTGCTGTAGTCCTTGAAACACTCCTGTCTCGTATGGCCCTTCACCTTGTTCTTATGGAAGACCTTCACCATCTCCTCATCGGTGCGGGTGTCTTTCTTGTCTTTGCGCTTCGACTGCATCGGCACGGCCTTTCCTCTTCGTGCTACGCAAAGCAGGCCATTGCTGTCAATCAACATGCTGCCCTCCTTTACACCCGGACCGAGGTCGTCATAGGTTACCTCTTCCGCCGTTCTGTCAGCCTCTCTGGGCTGCTCGGCGTCCATATTCTTGAAACCTTCCACCCATTTGGCCAGCATCTCCGTCTGGTCCTTGCCATTTGCCGGATACAGGCCCTTCGAGCCGCCGCGGTACGTATCGCCCCTCTCAAAGCCGAACTTCATCTCGCCCGCCATACATTCCGGATGTTCCATGAAGTACTTGTTGTAGGTCATGCTCACCGTCTTCATTATCGGTTCCAGCTTGCTCTTCACACGTTTTGTTTCGCCGGTGTCCATTACGGCCGTGCGCTCGCTCGTTACGGTGCTCACGTCGATGGCGTGCGCCGATGCCCGTCCGTTCACACGCTTCCTCACCACGATGATGTCCGAGGTCACCGCCGCACCGCCGAAGGTCTCATTGTTCAGTCTGAAAGCGCCCACCACGTCGGCTCCTCCTTCTCCTGTCAGCCACTCGCGCAGCTTCGTGGAGTTGTCCAGGGTGCCGTTCGAGGTGATAAACACGCCGATACCGCCCTCTCTCAACTTGCGCACATTCTTGGCGATACAGAAGTCGTGGATGTCTCCGAACTTCTTCGACAGATCCTTGTCTCCCGTCTCGTCCATTACATGTAATCCGGTCACAAAGGGCACGTTCGTGATAGCCAGGTCCACGCTTCCGTTCTCCACGTGTGTCTTCTCGAAGCCCTTCACGTCCACCTCGGCGTCCGGATAGAGCAGCGAGAGGATGCCGCCCGTTGTCGCGTCAATCTCCACGGCGTGTATCTTGCTGCGTTCACTGAAATCCTCCGGCATCAGGCCCAGTATGTTGCCGATACCGGCCGAGCCTTCCAGCACGTTGCCGCCCTTAAAGCCCATCGCACGTACCACATCCCACATCGTGTCAATCACTTGCGCAGGGGTGTAGTACGCACTGTTGCGGCTCATGTTTGCATCCATGTATGCCTCTTCACCGAGCAACTTTCTCAGGTTCCAGTCATACACCCCGTGTACGTCGAATGCCCTGCCAAGTCCGCCCCATCCGCTGAACTTTCTGAGCACAGCCATCTGGGCTGGCGAAGCGGCCTCACCGGTCTCCGTCAGTCTCTTCATTAGCTCGATGGCTGCTATGTTCGCCTTGATGCGCGCGTCCACTCCCTTTGGTGCGTAGTCTGTACCACGCTCCGCACGGTTGTTGTGCGTGTTCATGCGCTCGGCAGGGGCTACTGGCTTTAAGCGTTTCTCGCTCTCAATGCTGCCAGATACTCTCTCGCTTCCGCCTTCGTCATTACCAGGATGGCCGACACTACGTCTATCCACTCCTCGTCCGTCAGGTCCTTCAGTTTCATTCCCTGGGCGCGTTCCCAGCGATTCATCAGCGACAGATTGTCGTCTCCCTCGCCCGGATTCGCCGGTGCCAGGTTGTAATTCATCTTTCTCATTTTCGTTATTATTAATAGTTAAACCATTGTTGTCCTCAAACAAATCGCCAAACAGGTCGGCCACAGGCTTTGCTTCCGCGCTCGACGCTCCGGGCTTCTTGCGTCCTTTCGCCTTGCTTGCCTTCTTGCGCTCGTCGGCCGCCTCCGGCGTTTCCGCCATGCGCTGCGCCTGGATTTCCTCCTCAACCTCCGGAGTGACGGTAAACGGCGTCTCGCCGCGTTCTGCCTGCTCAGCCCACTCGCGCATCTGTTCGTCGGCCGTCTTTCCTTGCTCCTTGGATGTGTTGTCTGCCTTGCTGGATTCATACTTCCGCTGGTTCTCACCATCCTGCAGGCGGTGTTCCACTTCCGCGTTTACAGCGTCAAGCACCTTATCCTCCAGTTTGTCGCGGTCCTCCTTGAACATATACTCACGCTTCAAGTCGCGCAGCTTGCCGTCCGACACGTTCTTTAACTCGTCCTGCAGCCATTTGTAGGCCGCCGTCGGCTTCATGTCCGTCAGTGCTGGATTCAGCACACCCACGATGGCCAGTTGTACGGCCGCATCAGCATCCAGATTCTCCACGGCGTCTTCGTCCACTACGTTGTCGTAGAAGCCCTCCAGCGCCTCGCTCTCCTCATTCATGCTTTTCAAGCCGTTATATTCCGCCTCGAGGTCCTTCTGCTTGTTCTGCAACTCTGCCAACTCACCCTCCATGGCGTCACGCTCCAGCTCGTCCTCCTCACCGGCATTGTCAAGCCGTTCCTCGATCTCCGCTTGTCGGTTCTCATTGTCGGCCATTTCGCCTTCAAGCGCTTTCATGCGTTCTGCGTTGCTGGCCTCGATGCTTGCGCCCTGAGGTATGGCGTTTTCGCTTTGCCGGCCAGGTTCAGCGGAGCGTTTACGCTCGTTGGCCTCCGCTCCGGGCATGTATCTGCCAGCCTCCTTGCGGATGCCTGAAAGCAATTTCGAGTAGGATACGTCGGCCTCTTCCCATCGGTTCATGCCGTAGCGCGTGAAGGCATCCTTCGCGCCCGGGTTCTCCACACGATACATCACGTGAGTAACCTCCAGGTTGTCGTTGGAAAGTCCGCTTCCCGTCTCATTACGCACTCCGCCACGTCCGCTTACAGGCTCCAGTCCGATATTCACCATCAGCTCACGTCCGTCATTCAGTGGCAGTCTCATTGTGATGTCGCCTCCGGCAGGAGCGATGTCTGCCTTGGCCAGTTTCGACTTCTTCTTGCCCTTGGTGGCGCCCGTGTCAATACCCAGGTCAGCCGCCAGTTTCATGGCCAGATGTTCGGCGTCCTTCACGGCCTTCTTTTCCGCGGTCTTCATGTAGCCGAACGATTCATTGAATGCTCCGTTTTCGTCTGCCTCGTAGTATCCGAGCAGCGCCAGTTGGTCGTTTACGGCCTCAATCTGGCGGTCTATCCTTTCAGCGAGTTCGTTCCCTGCATTTTCGTCTTGGGCAGTCTCGATAGTTTCGAGTTTATCTTCTGCTTCACTTGCAAGAGCCTCGCTTTGCTCTGCAAGAGCTTCCGTATCTGCTGTTCTCTGTTCATCTTTCTGTTTTCTTATGTTGTTACGTTTCTCTTTTAACTCACGCTCTTTGGCCTCCATCATAGCCTGGCTGTCTTGCGAAGCCGTAATCAACTCGGCCGTTTCCACCGGTCCGAACTTCTTGCTGTCAAATCCGATATGGTCAAATGCGTCCACTTCCTCATGGCTTGAGAGGTCGTCCTTCCACTGGCTGCGCTGCACCTCCTCTGTATATCGCGTGAACTCATACAGGCTCTTGATATGCGGACGTATCGCCTCGCCAAGTTCTTCGATCATGGCTGTGGCATACTCCTGGATCTTGTGTACGCCATGCTTCATCATCAGGTATGACATCTTCGTCGCAGGCTCAATCAAGTTCGCCGGGAACATAGAGTTCAACTGGTTGCCCAGTCCCTTGCGCAGGATGTCGCGCAGACGTGCAAACTCCTCGGCGTCCTCATCGTCCACCCACCGGCTCTTCTTTTTATCCTTACCATCCTCTGCCTTCTTCACGCTCGCATAATCAGCGAAAGGCTTCGTCTTTCGTCTCGAGCTGCCAATCCATTCCTTGAAGTCCTCGCGACTTATCCGGGTGATATTCCCCAAACCTTTCCAGCCTGGAGAGTAGTTCGACAGGTAAGCTTCCCTGGCTTCATCTTCCGAGTTAAAGCCATACATCACCTTATGTTCGTCAAACTCTCCCGTCTTCGGGTTCACCTGGTCTACCACGTAGACGTCGCCACTTTCCGGATTATCGCTCAGGAACACGTCGATATGGTCGCCGTCCACGCCTTCCGTGCCACGGATATATCCATACGCATTATTCATCGTCACGCTCCATGGCGTACCGTCTGCGTCCACTCCGCTTCGTGTCGAGCCTTTCTCATTCTCGATGCTAATTTTGTGGCCGTCTACGATTCGGTGACCCTTGCGGTAGTTCCCCGCCTCTTTCTGCGCATCGGTAGGAGAGGGGTCTGCCTCGTTCTTCTCGTCTTGCACGTTGCCCTTTGAGGGCTCTTCCTTTATGTCGTCAAGCGACAAAGGCTGCGCGTCTTCCACCGCTTCACGGTCCTTTATCAACTCGGCGGCCTTTCGGGCGTCCTCCTCAGTGCGGAAGTAGTAACCGCCGTTCTCGCGGTCGGCCCAACCTCTTGACGAGGCGAAGCGCCCCTCTCCGGTCTTTTCCCTTGCAAAAGCGTTCAGGGCTTTCTTCTGTTTGTCGGTCAGCTCGCTATCGAAATCAAGATGGTACATATCCGTCTTTTTACCCTTTTTGTTGGTGTATTCGGCAGATTTTATGGAGTAGCCATCATTTTTTTCGCTATTCGCTTGTTCGTCAGAAGTTTTTTCGCTACCTTTGTCCTCAGAAAACTCATGCTCGGCAGAATATTGACGGGAATTGGGCCCGTTGAGAAGTGTCTGCTGACCTGAAGTTGATAACTCCTGATCGGTTGGATATTGACGGAAATTGGGTCCGTCCAGAAGTGCCAATTGGTCGGGAGTTATATTTTTATCAGTATATATAACATTCTCGACTACGGTTAGATTGGCATTTTCTCTTCTCCCGAAAACTGTCGATACAGCATTAACTTCAATATCGCGTCCTGCGTTCTTAACGTCAACTCCAGCGACAATGTATTCGCCCTTCTTATTCTTAATTGTGGTATACAATCTGTATCCTCTATCTTTGTTGGATACCTTGCTGATAGCGAATGGGTGTTGCAGGCCCTCTGCAAGTTGTGACCATTCCTCTTCGTTTAGATTGTGAGATTCATCCTTGTTTAAATGACGTGCTATAACACCGTACTTAATAGTAAACTTATCACCAGTGATTCCAAGTTCCTTCATAAACTGAGGAGTATCGGCTATCACAAAAAATGAACGTTGGAAGAGTTTGCTTGCCAATTCTTTTCCCTTAGTATAGATAGTGTGAATGGCATCTATGAACGACGGCTTCTCTTCCTTTTCCTTCTTGCTCTCATCCACACTGGATACACTGGATTTATCCTCCTTCTTTGCTGCAGCTTCGTCCAATTTCTTATAGAAATAGTCAAAGTAAGTAGGAAGATACTCCTTCACGTGGTCAAACGTTGATTCAGGTAAGGATTCTGCGGCTTCCTTGACAAAGTTGTCATACACCTTGCCCTTGAGAATCTCTTCACTGTTGTTTTCTCCAAGTTTGGGGAATCCGGTCTTAAAATACGCCCTTCTGAAACAAGAAGGCAATTCGTCGTAAAGATACTGCTTAACACGATTGGGTAGGTCGGTTTCCGGAAATTCGGAGGAATCGCCAAAAATAGAGCCGCCTATCTTTTGAGTGATAGGATTTCTTTCAGTTCCTTCTCCACGCTCGGAAGGTTCTTCTCCTTCCTGCGCATGTTCTCCGATTCGAGCGTCTTTATCGCCTCCTCGCTGCCCTTCCTGGCCAGTCTCAGCTGAGCTATCCAGTAATAAATCTCTCTTGTTTCCATCGTAATTGATATTTAAAACCTGTTTAATGGCAGCGGCCAATGACTTCGGGGTCTTGTCCGCCGTCTCGAATAATGTGTCTTTCTTGGCTCCCTGGATAATATCGTACATCTCGTTAAACGTAGCCTGGATGTGTGACTGCGGTTTCGTTCTGTACATGGTAGCCAATTCAAGTGCAAAGTTAGAAAATTCTTCCGAAGGAAGAAAACTTTCGCCGGAAACATCATCGAATTTATACGAACGTTTCCAGTCTTCCACGGCTTGCCTTACCTCGGCCTCGTCCTTGGCGTTATTGAACTGGCTGTCGCTTATCAGTGAGTTATACGCGATGATGCTCTTCTGAATCTCTCCTGTCATACGGTCGTCCTTGTTGCTGTCAAAGTCCCTGAAAGCGGTGGCAAGTACAGCCTTCTGCGCCTTCACGGGAAGGTTCCCGAACATCTCTTCCAGGCGCGTTGGAGCGTCCGTAAAGATGCTCTGGTACATCATTTGCTTCAAGTCGTTGGTCGCCTCAGCGGTCACGTTCCCGTTTCTGTCAATCGCACTCTGCACCTGCGTGTCGCTGATGAAGCCGGCTTTGTTCAGCCATTTCAATACGGCAGCGCCGTTCTTGTCAACCAACTGTGCAAAAGATTCGTCCTCCTCGCCATTCAACAGAATGGAAGCGAAGTTCTTTATTCTGGCTCCCATCTTTTGTACGGTGTTCTTTGCCTTGATGCGTTCCACGCCGCCGCTCTCTGTGTCCTGTGCCACATACTGACCCAGTTCGATAGCCTGCTTGTCGTCCGCATCTATCATGTTCACCAATACCGGATGCTGCATCTTGCCCAATTCCTCTGCGTCGATGCCGAACTCGTCCGCATGGTCCGCAAGGTATTTCTTGTACGCCTCGCCATTCTCCGGATAACTGTTCCACATCAGTTTGAGCGCGTCCGAACGGTTGTTTCCTTGGATCACCTCGCCACGGGCATTCACTGATGGAGCGCCAGTGTAAGCGGTCACGCTGGAAGTAATCTCCTCCGGGCGTATATTCTCCGCAATCTTTTTGGCGGAGAGTACGCTGCTCTCGTCCTTGCGGTTCTTGGGTTGCGCTTCGTCGATGAAGAAGGCTGGGTTTCTGTTGCCCTGGATATGACTCGGTTGCAGTTGTTCTGCCTCGATGACCGCTACATGCCCGGTAGGGATAGCGTTGTCGCTGAATTTAATGTTCACCTCCTTGCCCGTAACGGCCTTGATAGGCTGTTGTCTGTCCACCTTCTGCGGCCCATTGCGTCTGTATCCACGTGCACGTGCGTCAGCAGGCGTGTCCACGCTGATGTCGGGCACCCCGTTCAGGGCCTCACGTTCTTTTCGTTCCGCCTCTTCGCGTTCCGCTTTGGTGGCAGCCTCTTCGGCAACCTTGGCCTCCGCGATACGTTTTGCCTCGGCGTCACGAGCAGCGCGTGCGTCCATATCGCGGCGCATGCCGGTTGAAGCGATACGCTTCCAGTGATCGAGTGCCTTTTTGGCTTCATCGATTGCCTGTCTCTTCATCT